CTTTAATAAGAACATGGCAGTATCTGTAGAATACGATCTTAATTGGTGATGCAAAGCATATTTAACTTTATCGTTGCACCAAAGCACGGTAGGTCTACATCGAAGAAAGATATAGGCGGCAAAGAGTTACTATTAAACACAGAAGTACAAAACCACCATTATACTAGCAGGTTAGGTGTTGTAACAAATACACCTTTAGCTATTGATTCAGAAATAAAAATTGGTGACGAAGTAATCGTTCACCATAACGTATTTAGACGCTTTCGCGACATTAGAGGTAAAGAAAAGAACTCTAAGGCATATTACAAAGAAGACGCATTCTTTGTGCAACCGGATCAGATTTATGCTTACAAAAGAAACACGGAGTGGCAAGCGCTAGATGGTTACTGCTTCGTTAAACCTATAGCAGCAAAAGAGACGTTTGATATGCATAACGAGCAGCCTGCAATAGGTATTGTAAAATATGCTAGTGGAGAGCTTGAAGAAGGTGCACTTGTAGGGTTCAAACCCGGTATGGAATACGAATTTAATATAGAGGGCGAACGATTGTATCGTATACCCACCAATCAAATTACAATCGAATATGAGTATCAAGGAGACGAAAAAGAGTATAATCCTAGCTGGTCACAGAGCTGTTGATGAACTCATTAAAGTCGCGCAAGAGAAAATCATTACTAATACAGAAGATGATGTATCTGCAGACCGATTAAAAAACGCTGCTGCTACTAAGAAGCTGGCGATATTCGACGCATTTGAAATATTAAATCGTATACAAGAAGAAGAACGTATACTACAAAACAAACCAGCGGAAGAAAAGAAAGAAGCTTTTAAAGGATTTGCTGAAAGACGTTCTAAGTAATGTACGAGCAAAGTTTAGTTAAAACCGTAGAGCCCATAAAACTTACAACGGTACATCGTTACAACAAAAGTAAGAAATGGAAATACGGTTACAATAAAGAACACGACCTTATTGTATTAAGCAAGACAGGTCAGATAGGCGAGATTATTGAAATACAAAATCTTGTTATAGCTTTACCACCAGAGCCTAAGAACCTAAATAAAGGTTTAAACAAATGGGCTGTTCAGGAGTATCCTAAAGAGCTTAAAAACATTAAGAGCATATTCGATTGGCAAACATATCCAGATGAATTTAAGAACAAGTGGGAGAGTTATATTGATGAAGAATTCAACCGCCGTGATAACGGCTATTGGTTTTATAATAAAGGCAAGCGTACTTATATCACTGGCACTCACTACATGTACTTGCAGTGGAGTAAGATCGATGTTGGTAATCCAGACTACAGAGAAGCCAATAGACTCTTCTTTATATTCTGGGAAGCCTGTAAGGTTGATACAAGATGTTACGGAATGTGCTACCTTAAAAACAGACGGAGTGGATTCTCATTTATGGCATCAGGTGAAACTGTCAACCAAGCAACTATCTCAAGTGATGCCAGATTCGGTATCTTATCAAAGTCCGGTAGTGATGCAAAGAAAATGTTTACCGATAAAGTTGTACCAATTTCCCTCAACTACCCGTTTTTCTTTAAGCCTATACAAGATGGTATGGATCGACCGAAGACTGAACTGGCATATAGGGTTCCTGCTTCTAAGCTAACACGTAAGTCAATACAGTCGCAAGAAGAAAGAATACAACTGGAAGGTCTTGATACAACGATTGACTGGAAGAATACAGGGGACAACTCTTATGATGGTGAAAAGCTTAAGCTGCTTGTGCATGATGAAAGCGGTAAGTGGGAAAAGCCTGATAACATACTAAACAACTGGCGCGTAACTAAAACGTGTTTGCGTCTTGGTTCTCGTATCATTGGTAAGTGTTTAATGGGTAGCACATCGAACTCTTTAGACAAAGGTGGTAACAACTTTAAGAAGTTGTATTTAGATTCAGATGTAACCAAAAGAAACAATAATGGTCAAACAAAATCGGGATTGTACTCGCTCTTTATACCAATGGAGTGGAACTATGAAGGATTTATTGATGAGTACGGGCAGCCGGTATTTAATACACCTGAAGAAGAAGCTATAGACCCACACGGTGATAGCATCGAGGTCGGCGTTATAGATTACTGGGAAAATGAAGTTGACGGTCTTAAACAAGACCAAGATGCTTTGAACGAATACTACCGCCAGTTTCCACGTACCACAGACCACGCTTTCCGTGATGAAAGCAAGAATAGTATTTTTAACTTAGCAAAAATCTACGAACAGGTTGATTATAACGCAGACTTGCGTAATACTAATACTGTAACCCGTGGGAGTTTTCAGTGGGAAAACGGAGTTAAGGATACTAAAGTAGTGTTTATGCCAAACCCCTCAGGTCGCTTTAATGTGTCTTGGGTACCTGGTTTAAACTTACAAAACAAGTATACAGTTAAAAACGGTATCAAATACCCAGGCAACGAACACGTCGGCGCTTTTGGGTGTGATAGCTACGATATTTCAGGAACGACTGACGGCAGGGGTTCCAAAGGTGCATTGCATGGATTAACTAAATTCACAATGGAGGATGCGCCACCTAGTACATTCTTTTTAGAATACATAGCTAGGCCTCAAACAGCAGAGATATTTTTCGAAGACGTGCTTATGGCTTGTGTCTTTTACGGAATGCCAATACTTGCCGAGAATAACAAACCAAGGTTATTATACCACTTTAAAAGAAGAGGTTACCGGGGTTATTCGATGAACCGACCTGACAGATTATGGAACAAGCTTTCCATAACTGAGAAAGAAATAGGTGGAATACCTAACTCTAGTATGGACATGAAGCAAGCACACGCTGCTGCTATTGAAATGTACATCGAAAACCACGTAGGTGTAATAACCGAAGGTGAATACGGTACAATGTATTTTAACGATACGCTAAACGATTGGTCTAAGTTCGATATGAACAACAGAACGAAGTACGATGCTTCCATCAGCTCAGGGCTGGCTATTATGGCTTGCCACAAAGATCTGTACAAACCGATCGGTGAACAACAGAAAACAAAATTAAACCTAAAGATTGCAAGGTTCAGTCAAGACGGTTATACTTCAAAAATAATAAAATAACAATATGGCTAACGCAGTTGTAAGTAACTTTTTCCCCAGCCAAGTAGCTAGCGACCAAGAGAAGATGTCGCCGGAGTACGGCTTACAAGTCGGGCGAGCCATTCAAAACGAATGGTTTGATGGCAACCAGGGAAGTGTAAGATTTAGAAGTAATCAAGACAGCTTCCATAGTTTGCGTTTATATGCACGTGGTGAGCAACCCATACAAAAATATAAAGATGAATTATCTATTAACGGTGATTTATCTTACCTCAATCTCGACTGGAAGCCAGTACCTATCTTATCTAAATTTGTAGATATAGTTGTTAACGGTATTGCAGACCGGTCTTTTGATATTAAAGCATTCTCACAGGATCCATACGGTGTTGAAAAGCGCACAGCATATATGGATTCTATTATTAGAGACATGCAAACCAAGGAGCTTAACGATTACGCGGCTGAAGCATTTGGTATTAACTTATACGAAAACGATCCAGCAGCATTACCTGAATCTAAAGAAGAGCTTGAGTTACATATGCAGCTCAGCTACAAGCAAGGTATTGAAATTGCTGAAGAGGTTGCTATAAACACATTATTAGATGGTAACAACTACGATCTTATTAAAAGACGTGTGTACCATGACTTAACGACTATTGGTATTGGCGCTGTTAAAAATACATTCTCTGAATCAGAAGGTGTAGTAGTTGATTATGTTGACCCAGCAAACTTAGTATACTCATATACTGAATCACCGTACTTCGATGATATCTATTATGTTGGTGAAGTAAAAACTATTCCAATTAGTGAGCTTAAAAAGCAATATCCTGGATTAACACAAGACGATTTAGACAAGATTAAAAGTCAAGGTTCTCAGAACTTAACAGGTGGCTGGAATAGAAGTGAGATAAACGATAATCGTTACGATTCAAATACAGTTCAAGTATTGTACTTTAATTACAAGACGTACATGAACGAAGTCTATAAGATTAAAGAAACAGCTTCGGGTGCGGAGAAAGTAATACTACGTGACGACC